TCAGTGGGCCGCGGCGGTGTGCTGGGCAGGGCGTGCGAGCAGGCCGCGCGCGGTGTGGTCGAGTGCGAGCAGGTAGCCGGCGCGGTGGGCGGTGGCGACGGCGGTTCGCTCGCGTCGGGTGTAGTGGAGGCGCGTGAGTGCGGCGGTGGTGGCGATGGCGAGGCCCGTCGTGCAGGTCGCGAGAAGGGTGGTTCTGGACATCGGGCCTCCTGGGCTACTGCTGTTGCTGTCGCCTCCGGGTGGCGGCGGCGTCTTGCAGGGCTTCGACGGTGGCCTCGAAGACCTTGCGGTCGGCGGGGTCGTCGATGCCGAGGTCGTCGGCGGCTTGGTCGATGGTGAGGGGGGTTGGTGTGGGGGCTCGGTCGGCGGCGGGGAGGTCTTCGGGCTGGAGGACGCCAGCTCGGATGAGGATTTCGCCCAGTGGGGTTCCGAGGGCGCGGGCCAGTAGCTCAAGGACGCGGATGTCTGTGACGGGGTCGCCGCGGAGGAGGCGGCCGACGCTGGATGGGCTGATGCCGCTGAGCTCGGCGAAGCGGGATCGGCCTCCGCCGCGGGGGCCGAGGTCGTAGCCGCGTCGCGTGAGCTGGTCATGCAGCCATGCGGCGAGGTCCTGCGGGGGATGGTTTTTCATGCGTGCAATCTACCTCGCTTGGCAGATAGCTAGGCGGGGGGAATCGGTCACTCCGGCACGGGTGGAGCAGGGTGCGGGCAGGCCAATGTGCCCCTGCTTGCAGGGATTTCACCTCGAACATGCATCCGATTGTGACGACATGCACACCGTCTGTCAAAGGTGAAGATCCTTCGAAGGGGACGTGCTTCTTTCAGGTCTGACAGATACGTGCTAGTTTTCTGTCTCGCCAGACACGAGTGCTGGCGAGACAGAAAGGCCCCTGCTGTGACCTACGACCGCACACTCCTGCGCGCCGCCGCCACCGGCACCGGCGACCGCACTCCGTCTGACCTCTCACGCCGACTCGGGGTTGCACCGGCCACCGGGTGGCGCCTGTGGCACGGCCACACCGCGCCATCCGCGGCAGTCGCCGCCGCCGTCGAGCGTGCCTACGGCGTACCCGCTTCCCAACTGGTCAAGCCCGAGGCGCGCGAGGCGCGCAAGGTGGCCGCATGATCGGCGACGCGATCCCCCGCGAGCAGGCCATCACCGAGGCGCGCCGGGTCCTCGACGCCGCGCGGGCTCGCCGCGACCGCGACCGCGCTGTCGGCCGCCTCGCCCCGGATGTCGAACTGCTCCTGCGACGGCTGGAGCGCGAGCAGCGCACCGCGCAGGCCCCGGTGCCGGAGCGCACCGCTGCGTGACCGGCTGGCCCGGATGCGACCCGGACCAGCCGCACCCACAACAGAAGCGCCGCCCCGAATGCGACTCGGGGCGGCGCCCTGAACCCGCCCCGGATGCGACCCGGGGCGGACCACCACGACCACCCCCAGCGAAAGGCATGGCCGTGACCCAGCAGACTACCCAGACGCCCCGCGCCGTCCTCGCCGTCGAGGGCGCCCGCACCGCCCGACGGCACCTCACCCGGCGCGACGTGATCGCACGGCAGCTCGACGCCATCGCGCCGGGCACCGCCCGCGTGCGCACCGTCCCGGTGACCATCGACCGCGACGGCGAGCGCCGCCGCGTCACGTGGGTGACCCTCGATGACGCGCTCGGGCAACCGGTCACAGCCGACCGCGCCGCGCACCGAGCCGCCCGCGGCCTGCTGCGCCGCATGCTCCCCGACGCCGACTGGTCCCGCCCGCTCGCCTACAACGCCATCACGGGCGAACTCGCCGACGACGAGCCGGAGATGCCCGAGGAGCTGCGCGCATGATCCGGCCGCAGCTGACCGCCGACGGCCGCGCCGTCCACCTCGCCGACGACCGGCCCGAGCTGCTGCTCGACGACCTCGCCACCGCCTACGCGGCCGACCCCGACACCGTCGGCGCGCTGCTGGCCCATCTCGCCGAGCGCGTCGACTCCCGCGACGCCGCGCTGTGCCCGCTCACGCCCGAGCACATCCGGGCGATGCGTGCGGCCGAAGCCGACGCCGCCCGTGAGGCCCTGCTCGACGAGCTACCCGCCGGCGCCCCCGAGCACATTCTCAGCCCGCGCGAGGCGGTCGCCCTGGCCGACGCCCTCACCGCCCGCGCACACCTCGCCAACCAGGAGCACCACGCATGACGACCGCCACCGACACCCCGACGGCCGAGGCCGCCCCCCTGCCCGTCGGCCCCGCAGGCACCACCTACGAGCCTGCACCCGACGGCGCCCCCGCCGACGCACCCCGGGTGTTCACCACCCTCGCCGCCGTGATGGGCGACGCGATGCCCGTCGCGAAGAACCAACGAAACCAGCAGCAGAACTACAAGTTCCGCGGCATCGACGACGTGATGAGCGCCATGGCGGGCCCCCTGCGGAAGCACGGGGTGTTCATCCTGCCGAGCATCGTTGCGCACCGGCAGGAGCGCCGGGGCGAGAAGATGACGCACACCGTCATCCGGATGCGATACCGCATCTACGGTCCGGCTGGTGACTGCCTGATCGCGGACGTACCGGGGGAGGCGTCCGACTACGCCGACAAGGCCACCAACAAGGCACAGAGCGCGGCGCTCAAGTACCTGTTGTTCACGCTGTTCATGCTTCCCGTGGACGGCCGCAGCATCGACGACGGCGACCGCCACCACCCGGAGAACGAGGCGCCGCAGCAGGCCGAGCAGCAGCCGCGCCGCAGTCGCCGCGCCGAGCCGGGCCCGTGGGAGCAGGACCCGCCCCCGCAGCAGCCGACCGGGCCCTCGCGCGACTACATCGCCGAAGCGCGCGCCGCCGACAACGTGAGCGCCGTCCGCGCGCTGCACAAGCAGGCCAAGGACGAGGGGGCCCCGGCCGACTACCTCGCCGCACTCGCCGAGATCGGCGCGAGCAAGCCCGGCCCCAAGCCGCGCCAGACGCAGCGCGGCGCCGTCGCCGACACTCCGCGCCGGGCGATGGAGTGGACGCAAGGCCACCAGCAGATCAGCGAGGGCGACCTCGCCGCCGCCGCATCATCCGGACACCCCGACGTAGAACACGCCGCGCACGCCGAGGCCGATCGGCAGGAGCACGCCGCCGCGCTCGGCGAGATGTACGACGCCGCCCGCGACGCCGGACTCGCCTCGCCCGAGGAGACCGACGAGGCGTTCACCGCCCGGTTCCAGTGCCAGCCCGCCGCCGCCACCGTCGCCCAGCTCCACGAGATGCGCGACGACCTGCTCGACGCCACCAAGGGGGGCGCCGCGTGACCGCCGACGACCAGACCACCGAACAACCGGTCGAGTCGCTGCGCGAACTCGCCCAGCAGGCCGCCGTGTTGAAGCTGCTCGCCGAGCGCGTGGCCGCCGCGCAGAAGGACGTGCGCAAGCGGACACAGCTCGCCCTTGACTCCGCGGCCGAGCGCGACGGAGTCGAGCGGATCACCGCCAAGCTTCCGACCGGCGAGGCCGTCGCCACAATCGGACTCCGCAAAGGTGAGACGGGGCCCGTGGTGACCGACGAGGAAGCCCTCGCCCGATGGGTACGCGCCACGTGGCCCGACGAACAGTGGACCGAGACCCGCATCGTCCGCACGATCAAGCCGTGGAAGCTCGCCGAACTGCTCGGCGAGATGGAGGCCGCCGGGGCGCCGAAGGTCACCGACAAGACGACCGGCGAGGTACACGAAGCACCGGGCGTGGTCATCAAGCCGACCCGCGCCCGCACGCACGGGATCACGTGGCGCAAGGGCGGGAAGGACGCGACCGCCGAGGCGTGGCGCTCCGGCGCCCTCGCGCACCGCCTCGCCGCCATCACGGCAAGCGAGGAGGACACCGCGTGAGCACCCCGGTCACGGTCAGCCTCGACCACACCCGGCGCCTGCTCGATTCTCCAGCCCCGGCCCCAGTACCCGGACAACTCGCCGTCGCCGTCGTCCCCGATGGCCTCGCCGAGGCGTTCGCCGCCCGCTCCCGTCCGGCCGGGGACGGGCACCGGGAATGGATCGGGACGACGACCGCCTCGGGCGCCGGCCGCTTCCGCTACCGCGGCACGGACTACACGGCCTACCAGGCCGCGTGGCTGCTGCGCACCGGCCGCGAGCCGGTCGGCACCGTCCGGCCGACGTGCGACCGCCCGCGCTGCTGCGACCCCGCGCACGTCGACGACCAGGCGACCCGGCAGCGCGACCGCGCCGCCCTCGCGGCCGTCGTCGGCATGACGCACCGGGCGCCGTCGTGCGAGCACGACCAGGCCGTACACGGCCGCCACCGAGCGGACGGCAAGCGGTACTGCAACGCGTGCAACAACCCGGCCGCCGCCCGCGGGTGCGGTCATGGCAACCCCGCGTGCGGGCGCTCGGACGCTCGCCCGTACCCGTGCGGTTACCGGTGCGAGGAGCACCAGCCGACCCGGACTCTCCCCTACCGCACCGCCCCGTGACCGGCCCCGGGGCGAGGGAGAGCCGTACGGCCCCTCGCCCCGGGCGTCCCACCAGACAGGAGCACAACCCCCGTGACGTGGTTCAAGATCGATGACACGTTCTACGGCCACCCGAAGGCGCTCAAGGCGGGTAACGCCGCTATCGGCCTATGGGCCCGAGCTGGCGCCTACGCCGCACAGCACCTCACCGAAGGCGCCGTACCGGGCGTCGTCGCCCAGCTCTACGGCACCGCCCCGCAAGCCCGGAAGTTGGTCGCCGCCGGCCTGTGGCACGAACACGGCCACGCGTGCCCGAAGTGCCCACAGCCGCCCGCGGGTGACTTCCAGATGCACGACTTCCTGATCTACAACCCGACCCGCGACAAGGTCGAGGGCGACCGGCAGAAGGCCGCCGAGCGGCAGCAGCGGGCCCGCGAGAAGGCCGCCGACCGGCGCGCCCAGGAGCGAAATCCTTCCGGTTCGAGCGCGAATCGTCCGCGATTCGACGACGATTCGTCGGCGGAAAATCTCGAAAACGTCGCGAATCGCGGCGCGTTTGGGGATGGCGTCGCAGGTCAGGAGGGGCCGTCACAGCGTGACGGTACGAACCCGTCACGGTCCCCCCGGCCCGACCCGGCCCCTGCATCTCCTTCGGAGATGCAGCAGCACGCGCGCGAGCGTGCCGGGTTGGTGCCCGAACTGCGCCCGCTCGCCGACGCGCTCGCCGATGCGGGGTGCGCGATGCGCTGGGGCCTCGGACTCGGCGAGCAGCGCGACGTGCACCAGCTCGTGAAGGAGCACGGCGCCGCCGCGCTCGCCGAGGTCGTCACCCGCCGCACCGCCCCGGGCGAGGAGCCGAAACCGGCCCGCTACTGGCTCAAGGTCTGGTCCGACCCGCGCACATGGCAGACCGCCGGGGCCGACGTGATCCCGCTCGCAGCCGCGCAGCCGCGCCGCTCCCGCGCCCAGCAGGGCGCCGACCACCTCGCCGCCGCCCTCGCCCGCCGCACCGCTGGGGAGGCCCAGTGACGCCGCAGGAAGTCGCCGCACTGCTCGCGTACGCCGCCCGGCTCGACCCGCGGCTCGCCGCGCCTTCCGAGGCCGAGGCCGACGCCCAGCTCGACCAGTGGTGCAACCTGCTCTCAGACGTGCCCACGACCGCCCCGCACCCCGCCGGCCGCGCGTGGGACGCCGCCCAAGTCGTGCGGCACCACATCGCGTCGAGCCCGTACCCGCTCAAGCCGTCGGACGTGTCCCGGCCGTGGCACGACTTCCGGCGCGACGTGCTCGGCCGCCACACCGACCCCACCCCGGCCGCCGACCCGGACGACACCGCAGCGTGGCGCGCCGAGTTGGTCGACACGCGGCACGCCGTCGCCACCGGGGCCGCGCTGCCCGCAACGCACCGAGAGTTGGCCAGCGGCGGGCCCGCGCCCGAGGTCGAGCAGCGCCTCGCCGCCGTCGGCCGCCGCATCCCGGCCGAGGTCGCCGCCGCCCTCGCCCCCTACCGACCCCGCCGCGCCGAGCGTGAACGCCTGGCCGCCGAGGGCCGCCCGGACCCGTTCGCGGTGCCGTGCCGCTACTGCCGGGCCCGCGTCGACAAGCCGTGCCGCAACCACCGCGGCGTGCCCCGCACCGCGCCGCACCCTTCCCGCCTCGACGACGCCACCACCGTCCACACCGCCCGCCAGGAGGCATCGTGAACCGCCGCAAGCATCCCGAGCGTCCGCACCGCCGCAAGCCCGCCAGCGGCGACCGCACCCGCAACGCGAAGCTGTTCCGTGTCGAGGCGAGTTGGGACTCCCGTCCCGACCGCCCGGCGATCCGCACGACCACCGACCGCGCCGCCGCCCGCCGGCTGGCCGCCCAGTTCGCTGAGCGCGGGGCCTACGTCATCGTGCAGGCCACCCGCGGTTTCGAGTGGCGAACTCTCGACGAGGTCGACGGGCCCGCCCTTCTCGCCGAGCGCCAGGCCGCCGAGGCAGCCGAACGCGCCCGCCAGGAGGCCGCGCAGCACGCCCAGCAGGCCGCCGCCGAGGAACGCCGACGGCACCGCCTCGCCGCCGAGGCCAGCACGCACGCCCAGGCCCTGATGAGCGCACCCGCCATCGTGCGGCCGGAGAACCGGCAGCGTGCCCGGCACATCACCGGGGCCCAGCGATGACCGCCCCCGCGCCCGCCGCCCTCGCCGTAGTGCGCGCCGCACTGGCCGACGCCGAGCACCGCGCCGAGCAGTCCGAGCAAGCCGCGCGCCGGGTCGTCGACGACCTCGCCCGGGCGGGATGGCACATCACCGCAGCCGAAGACCAGACAGCCACCGCATCGCCTATCCACTACCTTTCTGCCCTGACAGGTTTCTCGTCACGCTCGACAGAACATTCAGAACGACCGGCCCACACATCCCGCAGGAGGTAGATCCCGATGGCGCCCCCTCGCAGCCCTGCGGACCGCTTCAGGACCAAGGTCGACACATCCGGGCCGATCTCCCTCGTACGCGGCGTACTCGGCCCCTGCCACCAGTGGACCGGCAGCACCAACGCCGGCGGCTACGGCACGTTTTGGGCGGGCCGCACCGTCAAGGCCCACCGCTTCGCTTACGAGCGGGTGCTCGGCCCGATCCCCGACGGCCTCGACGTTGACCACCTCTGCCGCAACCGCGCATGCGTCCGCCCCTCCCACCTCCGCGCCGTCACCCACCGCGAAAACATCCTTGCCAGCGCGAACCACGTCGCCCGCCGCGCCCGCGTGACCGCCTGCCCGGCCGGCCACGCCTACGACGAGGCGAACACCTACCGCGCCCCCAACGGCACCCGTAAGTGCCGCGCGTGCAAGCGCGACCGCACCCGCGCGCTTCGCGCCGAGCAGCGCGACGCCCAGCTCGCCCCCGTCGAGCCCATCCGCCCCCGCACCACCACCCCCGAGAGGACAGCCGCCTGATGTCCGGCGAGACCCCCATCACCATGACCGGCAACGTCGTCGCGGAGCCCGAACTCCGCTTCACCCCGTCCGGCGCCGCCGTCTGCAACTTCCGCATCGCCTCGACCCCCCGCCGATTCGACAAGCAGCGCAACGAATGGACCGACGGCGACCCGCTGTTCCTCGGCGTCGCCGTGTGGCGCCAGCAGGCCGAACACGTCGCCGAGTCCATCACCAGGGGCACGCGCGTGATCGTCACCGGCAAGCTCACTCAGCGCCAGTACGAGGACAAGGACGGCAACCGCCGCTCCTCGTACGACATTCAGGCCGACGAAGTCGCCCCGAGCCTGCTCCGCGCGACCGCCGCCGTCACCAAGGCCACCGGCCAGCAGACCAACACCCCGTCGGCGAACAGCTGGAACCAGCAGCCCACCGCCGACCCGTGGGCCACCCAGCAGCCCACCACCGAAATCCCCTTCTAACCCACCCAGGAGACAGCCATGACCGAGACCACCATCGCCCCCGCCGTCCTCACCCCCCAGCAGGCCGCCGCGTACCTCCAGCTCAGCACCGGATGCCTCGCCGCCTGGCGCAGCCGGGCCGTCGGCCCCCGCTACATCAAGCTCGGCCACGGCCGCGGCGGCGCCATCCGCTACCGGCGCGCCGACCTCGACGCCCACCTCGACGCCGCCGCCCAGCAGTAAACCGCCCCGCCCCGGGCCGCGACCGGACCGCACGACCGGTCGCGGCCCGCGCTGCGCGCGCGAGTTCCCTCCCCGCTCGACTCCACCGAGACAGGAGCACCACCGTGAGCGACGTACCCGCCCTCGACCTCCCACAGATCACCGCCCGCCGGGAAGCGTTCGAGACCGAACAGACCTCGACCGGCCCCGTATTCGCCGACGCCCGAGAGGGCAGCGACGACACCCTCACGCCGTACCACGGAGAGCACGGGTACCCCGAGGGAGAAGAGCCGACCGTACCCGCCGAGGGCGACCGGTACGTCAAGCGCTACGCCCCCGACGCCGGCCGCATCGTCACCGTGACCCGCGTGTGGGCCGCCCGCGACGGACATACCGCCATCGCCTACCGGTGGCACGACCCCCGCGCCAGCGACACGGGCAGTGCATGCCCCCTCGGCGTCTTCCACCACGAACATCGCGCCGTGCACGCCGGCAGCCCGGCCGCCCCCCGCCGCCCCACCGCGAGCACCATCACCGACGACCAACTCGACCGGCTGCACAAGCAGCGCGACTTCTTCGCCCACGCGGCAGAACGAGCCGAGGCCGCCCTCGACCGCGTGCGCGACCTCGCCCACCGCATGCGCGCTGGCTCACCCTGCGGAGCCGCAGCCGTCTACGCCGAGCGCATCGAGCAGGCCCTCGACGGCCGGGAGCAGCAGTGAGCGCCGCCGCCCACACCTACGCCGAAGCCATGGCCTCCACCGTGCGCGCCCTCGCCCGCGCCATGGGGGCCGCGCGCAACGCCCGCCCGGACGAGTACGTCCTCGCCCCGCCGCCAGGAGCAACTGCCATGACGACCACCGCCCCCGCCCTCTCCACCATTGGCCGCCGTGCCGCCGTCGACCTCGCCGCCATACGCGAGCAGTGGGGCGACCTGCTCGCCGCCATCGAGCAGCCGCCGGCCGCCGAGTGGCCCCCGCGCGAGCAGAAGGGATTCCTCGACCAGCTCGCCGACGACCAGGGCCAGGACGAGCCGACGCTCGGCCGGATGCCACTCGTACTGCGCGAGCACCCCGCCCCGCTCAACCTCGACGCCCTCGACACCGCCATGCGGACCGAGCGCGAGTTGTTCGAGCTGGCCGACGCCGTCGCCGCCGCCGTGCAGCGGCCAGTGCGCCGCATCCCGAAACCGGCCGGTCCCGGCCGGTACGTGGCCGTCGTCGACGGCACCGACCGCAACGACCCTGCCCGCTGGCACTACCCGAGCGCCACCGACCCCGGATCGCGGGCGTACGGGCTGCACTGGGCCGCCGTGTGGATCGAGGGCCGCGCCCTCGACGAGCCCGCCGGCGACCTGTTCGGCCCGATGCCGCCGCGCCTGGCCGATGAGGTGGCCGGCGTTGCCCGCCGGTGCCGGGAGCGAGTCGAGCGTGCGCTCGGCCGCGAGCAGCGCACGACCGACCTCCACGACCCGTGCCCGTGGTGCGGCGGGCCCCTGCACGCCCGGACCGCCGGGGGCGAGACGGCTGTGACCTGCTCCACCGGGGAGGGGTGCGGGGCGCCGGTACTGCTCGATGAGCGAGGCCGACGGGTGTGGCGCCGCGCGGAGTTGGTCGGCCTATGGGCCGCCCTCGACGCGGCGCGGCGCCGCGGGGCGTAGGTCCCGGAGCAGGGCGGCGGGGGCCCGCCGAGGCGACTCCACCGCCGGACGGGCCCGACTCACCGCAGCCGGGAGACACCCCCGGCCACGGCTGACAGCCAGCCTATCCGCCCCCACCCGACCACTCAGCTCGGCGTCAGCCAGCCCGCCAAGGCGACGAGTTATCCACAGACTTGGCCGACCGACACCACAGACTTACTCACTGGCCGTAGGCTGCTCGGTGCGGGTGCGCGGTCATCCGTGAGGCCCTCTGGACACCGCCATGTCCGACAGAGGAGGTCTCATGGGAAAACACCGCAAACCGCACAAGGAGGGCCCGAGCTGGGGGTTCCTCATGTGGCTCGCCACGACGGCCGTCCGCATTGCGGTCGACCTGTGGCGGCGGCACCTGTGAGGAGCCCAGCCGGGGCCCACCCGCTGGTAGACGCCCTGGAGTGCAAGCCGTAAGCGTCTGCCGCGTGGGGTCGTCCTCCGCAGGAGGACGACCCCCCTTCTTCTCCGACACGGCCCGCCTCTTAAAGCTCACGCCGACTTGAGAGCGGCTGCAAGGCTTAAGAGTCATTCCGAGTCAGGAGTCAGCGTAGCGTTCATGGCCTAGGCCGTCCGACAGTTCAGTCGAATGAATTGAGGTGTGATCTGTCGAGTGATCTATCAGACAGACCTGATCGATAGGTTCCACCACCCATCGCACTGACTCCGGGCAGTGTCCAGCAGTCCGCCTTGGGAGGTCGACCTTGCGGACCGTTACCGCCCCGTGATCTAATCGGCCGCGTCTCCGGCCTGCCCGAAAACAGGGACCCCTCGCCCCGCCCACTCACTCTGGGCACGCGGCGTTCACATGTCGGTCATACAACCGTCACCAACCCCCACGTGTCACACACGTATCAGCCCGAACCCGTGGGGGGACTCATGAAGCGCACCACCGTTCGCACCACAGCCGTACTCGGCTTCGTGCTGGCCGCCGCCGCACTCACCGCATGCGGCAGCGACGACAGCCGGCCCCAAGACGAGCGCGACTACCTCAGCCACGTCTACGACGCCGCCAAGAAGGAAGGCAGTGGCATCAAGGGCTACGGCGACGACAAAGTCGTGAAACTGGGGCGCGACGTGTGCAAAAAGCTCGACGGCGGCGCGGCCCCCGGGGACGTGGTGGCCGCGATCAAGCGCGACGACGGGAGCGACTTCCACGCCGTCTCCGACGTAGCTACCGAAATCGTCGGCAGCGCTCAGACGTACCTCTGCAACCCCAAGTCCTGAGCCGCCGGAACACCTCCGGCGGGCCATGCCCCGGCCATGGAGGTGACCGCCCATGGCTCGACCAATCACCAACACCGACCGCGAGCAGGTGCGCCGCCTCCACGGCCGGGGCATGGCCCGAAACGAGATCGCTCGCCAGCTCAAGCGCTCGCCCTCGACGGTGTCGAAGATCGCTGCCGACCTGGGCCTCACCTTCGACCGCGGGCCCGAAGTGGTCGCCGCCACCGAGGCGCGCCGTATCGACCTCGCCGCGCGCCGGGTCCAGCTCGCCGAGACGCTGCACCAGGACGCCGAGCGCCTGCGCGCCCAACTCTGGGCCCCCACGACCTACGGCGAGTTCGCCGGCCGGGACGGCGAATGGCACGAGGTGCACCTCGACAAGCCGCGATTTCCCGACCAACGGCAGATCATCGCCGCGACCGGCACCGCCATTCAGCAGTCACTCAAGTTGGTCCCCGCCGAGGGAGGCGAGGGAGCCGACCAGGTGCGCAGCATGCTCGGCGCGCTCGGCGAGGCACTGACCCGCGCAGCCGACGATGACGCGGACGACGGGGGCGCTGTTCAACGCTCGGCACGCTCTTGACAAGCCTCCGAGAACGCGTCCTGATCCTTGTCCGACTCGAACCGGTGCGTGGCCTCGACGATGCACTCCACCATCACATCCCCGTGTTGGATGGTGGTGCCGTACTCCTCGCCCGCTTCAGATGGGCTTTCCGATGAGCATGCAGCGACGAAGGTTGCTGCTGCCAGCACGCCAAGGGCAGGTACGGCGACTCGTCTCACTATTCTCCTTCACGGGTCTCAACAGACACTACCCACGCGAATACACCTTGACTCGGTCGGCGTGGCAGACAACGGGGGGGGGCAGGCCAGTACTCGCATTTGATGATCTGCCGCTGTCTCGGCCGCAGTTGCACAGCATCGGGCAGGCCACCCGCCGCATCAACCTGTGGCACGGCTCAGTGCGCTCCGGCAAAACCATCGCGAGCCTGCTCGCTTTCGTGATCGCCGTCGCCACGGCGGGGCCGTCCGGGCTCATCATCGTGTGCGGTCGGTCCTTGCAGACCATAGAACGTAACGTGATTGACCCCTTGCAAGAAGCGGCCCTTTTCGGCCCCCTCACCCGGCATGTGCAGCACACCCGCGGCGCCACCACCGCAACCATTCTCGGCCGCACGGTCCACCTCATCGGCGCCGCCGACGCCCGCGCCGAGGGCCGCCTACGTGGCCTGACGGCGCAGCTCGCGTACGTCGACGAGGCCACCCTCATGCCCGAGGGTTTCTGGACACAGTTGCTCGCCCGCCTGTCCGTTCCCGGCGCTCGCCTGTACGCGACCACGAACCCCGACAGCCCTCGCCACTGGCTCAAGACGGGCTATCTCGACCGGTCGGACGAGTTGGACATGCGCGCGTGGCATTTCAAGCTCGCTGACAACCCATCACTGTCGCGTGCCTACGTCGACGCGCTCGCCGCCGAGTACGTCGGCCTCTGGCGCCGCCGCATGATCGACGGCGCTTGGGTCGTCGCCGAGGGCGCCATCTACGACATGTGGGACGAGGAACGGCACGTCGTCGACGAGCTGCCCGCCATGCGCCGGCACCTGCTCGGCATCGACTACGGCACCACCAACCCCTTCGCCGCCGTACTGCTCGGCGAAGGGGTCGACGGCCGCTTGTACGTCGCTGCGGAGTGGCGGCACGACTCCCGCGCCGCGCACCGCAGCATGACCGACGCCCAGTACAGCGCCGCCGTCCGCGACTGGCTCGGCCGCCTCGGCGTGGCGCCGGAGTGGACGTTCATCGACCCGAGTGCCGCGAGCTTCATCACGCAGCTGTGGGCCGACGGACACCCGGGCATCGCCCGCGCCTCGAACGAAGTCGCTGACGGGATCCGGTCCGTAGCCGCGCTGCTCGCCGCCAGCCGCCTCCTCGTCCACCGCTCATGCGGGGGGCTGCTCGACGAGCTGCCCGGGTATTGCTGGGACCCCGCCGCCGCCGAAAAGGGCGAGGACAAGCCGCTCAAGGCCGACGACCACAGCGTCGACGCGCTGCGCTATGCCGTGCACTCGACGGCGCACGAGTGGCGGCACCTGCTCACCACGGCAACCAGGGGGAACGCCCGGCCCTGATGTGCAGCCGCCCGCCCCAACCCACGAAGACGCCGGAGAGGGCAAGCAGCGGCACCACCACATAGAGAATCGTTGGGTTTCGCGTGGTCACCGCCACGTACAACAAGGCGCCCTCGATGAGCAGCGTCAGCAAGCCAGCGAGTCGTAGACGACGCGAACGGCGTAGGTCCCTCGCGGCGCGATCTCTGGCAACCCGCTCACGTTCCGCTCGCGCGGAATGGTCTTCGAAGTTCAGTGAGTTGATCGTGCGCGCTTGGATCACGGGCCCGTTGAACGTTCCGCCACTTACTTCGTTGTGAGTGCCTGCCCGTCTTCCATCCATTCCCCGAAACTACGGGTTCCCCGTCGGTCCGGCTAGCTGTTCGCATCAGGAGGAGACATGCCCCTTCCCGAGACCGGGACCCCGTGGCCGCCGCCGCAGCTCGCCCCGCTCCTCGACGAAATGCGGGTCGACGACGCCTGGTACAGCGGCGACCGCACGCGCTTGGCCGAGGTCTACCGCACCACCGAGCGACGGCGCCACGACGGCCGCCGGCGCCTGTGGGGGCGCAGCCAGCCTCGCCCGGGGCATGACCGGCACGACGGCCGCTTGCACATACCGCTGCCCGCCGACATCGCGAGTACGTCAGCGGATCTGCTGTTCTCTGAGCCGCCGACGTTCACGGTCGACGACAAGGCGACGCAAGCTCGGCTCGACGAGCTGACCGAGGCCGACGGCATCGCGAACACGCTGCTGGAGTCGGCCGAGGTCGCCGCCGCCCTCGGCGGCGTCTACCTGCGAGCCACCTGGGACACAGCCCTCGCCCTCCGACCGCTGCTCACCAGTGTGCACGCCGACGCGGCCGTACCCGAGTGGCGCATGGGCATCCTGACGGCGGTCACGTTCTGGCGGGAGCTTCCCACCGACGCGCCGTCGGTGGTACTCCGCCATCTTGAAAGGCACGAGCCGGGCCGCATCCTGCACGGCCTCTACGAGGGCACCGCCGACCAGCTCGGCCGCCGGGTCCCCCTCACCGAGCACCCCGACACGACGCCGCTGGCCGACTCCCTCAGCCCCGAGGGCGACGCGATCGAGACCGGTATCGACCAGCTCACCGCGGCCTACGTCCCCAACATCCGCCCGAACCGCAGACACCGAGGCTCCCCCTTCGGCAGGTCCGACTACCAGTCAGCCCACGATGCGTTCGACGCGCTCGACGAGACATGGTCGAGCTGGCTGCGCGACATCCGCCTCGCCCGCGCCCGGCTGATCGTCCCTGACGGCTACCTGCGCGACCACGGCCCCGGCCGCGGCGCGAGCTTCGATGACGACCGCGAGATCTGGCAGACGCTCAACATCCCGCCCACCGAAGCGGGCGCCGGCATCACGCTGTCGCAGTTCGCCATCCGGGTCGAGGAACACGAGCGGACCGCTACCGCGATCACGCGGCAGGCGGTGCAGCTCGCCGGGTACTCCGCGCAGAGCTTCGGCCTCGCCGACCCCACATCGGCAGCCACCGCGACCGAGGTCACCGACCGGTGGCGCCGGTCGCTGATCACGCGCGACAAGAAGTCGCGCTACTGGTCGGCGCCAACGGCCGACATGCTGCACGTGCTGCTGAAGCTCGACCGGGTCCTCGGCTTCTCGCGAGTCGCCCCGGAGCGCCCAAGCGTGGAGTTCGGCGCTGCGGTATCGGAAGACCCGCAGAGGGAAGCCCAAACGCTCAACTGGCTCCAGCAGGCGCAGGCCGTGAGCACCAACACGAAGGTACGCATGCTGCATCCGGAGTGGGGCGAGGCAGAGGTCCGCGAAGAGGTCGACCGCATCCTCGCCGAGACCGGCGCCGCCGTGCCCGACCCAGTTGGGCCGCTTCCGATCTGACCTACTCCGGATTCCTGAACAGGATCCGGATCAACCGTTCGGCGCGGCCTCTGACTTCGGGGTCTGGGTGCCCAACAGCCAGCAGAAACAAGGAGGTACATACGGCGGCAAGAGCTTGAACGATTACAGGTTGCATGCTGCGGAACGATAGGTGTTTCCCCCACAGCATCGAACGATTCAAGCCACACCTCAGCGCACCACAATCTACCCTCTTTGGCGTTCCCGGTGCAACTCTTAAGAGTCAATCAGGCAACGCTTCTCATCCGTTGGGAGGCGCCGCGTGCCCATCCACCCCGGCACTGTCGAACCTCTAGCCGAGCGAATTCACGACCTGTACGCGGACGCCGAGGCACAGCTCTTGGGCATCGTCGCGCGACGCCTGGCCGACGGGTACGACGCCCCGGGGTGGGTCGAGAAGAAGCTCGCCGACGTTCAGGCACTCCGCCGGGCCGCCCAGTCCGTCGTCGACGAACTCGGCAAGGCCACCGAGCTTGAGGTGTTCGACGTGGTGGCGGAGGCATACAACGCCGGCGCCCGCGCCGGCCTCGCCGAACTCGGCGCCCTCGCAGACGAGGACGCGCGCCGCATCGCGGAGAGCACCCCCAACGCGCGCGCCGTTGACCGACTCGCACACGAGACCGTCGAGCGCGTCACCGAGACGCACCGAGGCATCCTGCGGGGCGTCGAGGACGGATACCGGCGTGTGATCGCCGAGGTGGCGGGAAAGCCGCTGCTCGGCGTCGACACCCGCCGCCAAGCTACACAGCAGGCCATGCAGCGGTTCGCCGACCGCGGCCTGCGAACTTTCGTCGACCGCTCCGGCCGTGCATGGGGCATGACCTCGTATGCCGAGATGGCCGTGCGTACGGCTGTCGGCCGGGCCGCAGTCGAGGCGCACGGCGATCGGCTGCGCGCAGCCGGCGTCGGGCTGGTGATCGTCTCCAACACGCCGCACGAGTGCCCGCTCTGCCGCGCCTACGAGGGCAAGGTCCTGGCGCTCGACGGCCCGGACGGCGCCCGCACTATCGAGCCGGAACACGCCACCGAGGACGACCGCACGGTGCGCGTGCACGTGACTGCCTCCCTCGACGAGGCGCGCCGCGCGGGCTTCCAGCATCCGAACTGCCGACACTCCCTCGCCGCCTACCTCCCGGGGGTGACGCGGACTCCGGCCGAGCACTCCGCCGACCCGGAGAGCTACGAGGCGACGCAGAAGCAGCGCGCCATCGAGCGCGGCATCCGCAAGTGGAAGAACCGGAAGGCCGCCGCGGTGACGCCCGAGGGCAAGCGGTCGGCCGAGTCCAAGGTGCGCGCCTGGCAGAAGAAGCAGCGGCAGCACCTCGCCGAACACCCCGAGCTGATCAGGAAGCGGTACCGCGAGCAGCCCGGCGCCTCGAACCTCCCGAGTACCTCGCCCGGCCCGCCCGCCGACGCCGTCGAGGCCGCCCGAGTGCGGGCCGGCGACCGACACACCCTGGCGGAGATGAGCGACGACCAGCTCGGCGCCGCCATGCGCCCCGGGGCACTCGACGACCGGGACCGGGGCCGTATCGCGGCCGAGTTCGACCGGCGATACCCGCCGGCCCTGACCCCCGCCGCGCGTGGGGCGGACACCGTCGAGGGCCAGCTCGCCGACCGGGCCACGCTCGACGACGCGCTCGCCCCCGCACCCGGCCCGGACGGCTGGGGACACCTCGCGCTCGACGACGACCGCGCCGGCCTTTCTGCCACCGAACGGTGGCTCGCCGACCGGGAGTACGACGCGCAGGCGCAGCGCACCTCCTACACCCGCGCGCAGATACGGGAGATGTACCGCGAGCACATCACCGCGCAGTGGCTCGCCGCCGAGGACGCGTGCCGCGGGGTACTCCTGTCCCGGGAAGCCGAGGCCGCCGGCATCGACCCGATGACGCTGTTCACCGGCCCGGCCCACGTCGCCTACGCCCGCGCCAGCGAGGAGCTGCGCCGCTGGTGGGCCGACCACCCGCGCACTACCCTCGCGGAATACACAGAGCAGGTCACCGGCGAGCGCAGCGCCGCGGCCGAGACCGCACGGCGGTCCCGCCACGACCGTGACAACAGGCTGTGATGGGAGGCGGCATGTCCCGGGCTGAGCTTGTGCGTGCGCTGCACGAAGGCGCCGCCGCCGGCCGCGATCGCGCGCCGGTCACCACCTGCCCCTACCCGGCCGGTGACTTGCGCCGCTCGGCGTGGGTACGCGGCTACGCCAAGACCCGGCCGCTGCCAGCCGAGTAGCAGACCAGCACGACCCCGAGGGCCCGCCAGGTGCGGGCCCTTTTTGTTTGCCCACACGCCCGCCAGGAGCGGGCCAACTCGCCCCAGGAGGGCACCCATGCACACGCGCACCCTCGCTCGCCCGCGTCTCGACGGCGCCGGGTGGGTCCACCCGTACCCGGTCACTCCCTTCTCCCCCGCTCTGTACGCCGACGGCGGCCAGGGCGAGGGCGGGGACGCGCCGGGCACCGGGCAGCCCGGCAGCGACGAGGGCCAGACCACCGGGCAGGCCCCGGACAGCCGGCCGACTCCCACCGCGCCCGCCCCGCAGCCCGCCGCGGATGACGAGAGCACGCTCCCCGCATGGGCACAGAAGGCACTCAGCGATGCCCGCGCCGAGGCCGGTAAGAGCCGCGTCGCGGCCAAGGAGAAGGCGGCCGACGACGCACGGGCGGACCTCGCGCAGCAGATCGGGAGGGCGCTCGGTCTCGTCGACGACGACCAGGCGCCGGACCCTGCCGCACTGACCCAGCAGCTCACCACCGCGCAGGAGCAGGCGCGGACGACCGCCGTTGAACTGGCGGTGTACCGAGCCGCACAGGCCGCAGGCGCGGACCCCGACGCACTGCTCGATTCCCGCCAGTTCGCTGACGCGGTCGCCGAGGTCGACCCGACGGACACCGCCGCGGTGCGCGCCGCCATCGAGGCTGCCGTCAAGGCGAACCCCAAGTTGGCCGCCGCCCCGTCTGGGCCCCCGCGTGGGGGCGCGGAGTTCGCCGGCGCGCCGACCGCGCCGCGGTCGGCCGCCACTCTTCATGACGCCATCGCCGCCCGCCTGGGCGGCTGACACCGACAGGAGTACCGCCCATGGCCGTGACACTGGCCGAGGCCAAGAACAACGCCGTTGACGATGTCGACGTGAAGGTGATCGACGAGTTCCGCAAGGAATCCGCGATCCTCGATTCGCTGACGTTCGACGACGTGGTGAACCCTGCCGGCGGCGGGGCGACCCTCACCTACGGGTACCGCCGGCTGGTCACCCAGCCCACCGCGAGCTTCCGCCCGCTCAACTCCGAGTACGAGCCCGCCAACGTCTCCACCGAGCGGCACAGCGTGGACCTGACCGTACTCGGCGGGTCCTTCGAGATCGACCGCGTACTCGCGAAGATCGGCCCGTCAGCTTCCGGCGCCGTCACGCTGAACATGACGCAGAAGATCAAGGCCGCGAAGACCCTGTTCCAGGACACCGTCATCAACGGCGACACGGCCGCGGACGAGAATGCGTTCGACGGCCTCGACAAGGCACTCACCGGCTCGGACACCGAGTTCCGCGCCGACCAGGTGACGGACTGGTCCGACTTCGACGCCGACACCCGCGCCGAGCACAAGGCACTCGACGCCATCGACGAATGGCTCTCCCTGCTCGACGGCGCCCCGACCGTCATCCTCGGCAACGCACGGGCGCTCGCCCGCGTACGCGCCGCCGCCCGCCGTGCCGGGATGTACACGCAGAACCCGGTGGATGGGCTGATGGGGCCCGGCGGCCGGCCGGTGGTCCGCGAGACCTACGGCGGAGTGACCTTCGCCGACCCGGGCGACAAGCCGGGTACGACGGCACCGATCATCCCGATTGAGTCCCGCACCGTCGGCGAGTCCGAGGTGTCCGGGCTGACGGACCTGTACGCCTACCGCGCCGGCCTCGACGGCTTCCACGGGGTGAGCACTGCCGGCGGACAGCTGGTCTCCACCTGGCTCCCGGACTTCTCCGCCGCGGGCGCGGTCAAGCGCGGCGAGGTGGAGATGGGCCCAGTCGCGGTCGCGCTCAAGGCGACCAAGGCCGCCAGCGTCTTCCGGAACGTCAAGGTCGCGTGAGCCGATGCACGACACCCCGAACGGCGAAGTGCGCAACCGCCTCGACGCCCCAGCCGTAACCGTCGAGACCGACAACGGGGCCCGGGTGCCGCTCGCCGACGTGCTCGACAACCTCGGCGGCGGCCCCGTCACGTGGTCCGACATCACCGGCAAGCCGACCACCTTCCCACCGAAGATCGGCGACGGTGCCAACGACGCCGCCGCCGGCAACCACACGCACCCGGGCCTGATGACCGGCAACGCGCCTGCCGTCGACGACTCGGCGGCCGAGGATGTCGCCGCTCTGGTCGACGACTTCAACGCGCTTCTCGCCGCGCTGCGCTCGCGCGGCGTGCTCGGAGGTGGATGACCATGGCCACGATCTACAGCCCCGTACCCGGCTACACAGGGCCGGGGCCCGGCGGTGTGCCGCTGGTCGACGGCTGCGGCGAGACCGACGACCCGCGCGTAATCGCCTACGCCCGCCGCCACGGCTACCACATCGAAACCACCCCCGTCCCGGCCCCACCGCGGCGCCCCCGCCAACGGAAGGAGTAACCGTGGCTGGCCGCGTCTACGCCACCCCCGAGCAGCTGGCCGCCTACCTCGGCGAGGGCGCACCGGAGCATGCCGAGCGGCTGCTCGCCCGCGCATCCGAGGACATCGACAGCGCCATGCTGACCGCCGTCTACCGCGTGGACGACGACGGCGACCCGCTCGACGAGCGGGTGCGCTCCGGCCTCGCCGACGCCACATGTGCACAGGTCGAGTTCTGGCTCGCCACGGGGGACGACGGCACCGGCGCGGCCGGCCGGTGGGACTCGGTCAGCATCGGGCCCGTCAGCCTCTCCGGCCGCACCGGCGCCGCCCCCGGGGCCGGCGGTGTGGAGCTGGCTCCGCGCGCCGCCCGTGCCCTGCGCCGCGCCGGGCTGGAACCGGGGGTGGTGTGGCCGTGGTGACCCGTGTGCCCGGGGTGCTGCTGCGGCACCGGATCACGGTCGAGCCGTACGAGGGTGACGGCGCCTACGGGCCCACCTACGGTCCTCCGGCCGACGTGCGGGCCCTGGTCGCGGAGCGGCCCCAGATGATCCGCACACAGGATGCCCGCGACGTGCGCGCCACCTCGACGCTGATCACGGGGCCGGAGCTGGAGTGCCCGCCCGGCAGCCGGATCACGCTGCCCGACGGCCGCACCGGGACTGCGCTCACGGTCGCCCACCACACCGCACCGGGCCTACCGGTGCCCGCCTGTACGGAGGTGACCGTCTCGTGAGCCCCCGCGTCCGCTGGAGCGGCCCCGCCGTGACCGCCGCCGTGAGGAGCGCTGCCGCCCGCGGCATGCTGCTGGGCGCCGAGCACGTCCTCGGCGCCTCCCGGCAACGCGTCCCGATCGACGAGGGGACGCTGGAGCGGTCCGGCGCCGCCTCGGTCGACGCCGGCCGGATGACCGCGGCTGTCTCCTACGACACCCCGTACGCGGTGCGCGTACACGAGGACATGCACGCGCGGCACGCGCCCGGCCGTACCGCGAAGTACCTCGAATCTGTGATTCCAGATGCGCGTTCCCAAGTGGAAGCCTTGCTTGCCGGGCAGATTCGGCGCGCGTTTAGTTAAATGGGTTCAGCAGCCACCAGGCGCGAGACCATTTCGACCCCCTTTCTCGTCAAGGAAACAGTATAGCGAGACCGGTCGTATTCGAATTCCAGCGCAGACCTGTACGCAATCTGGGGAATCAGATCAACAATACCGTCATCCAAGAGGTTCGACAGGAGCCATTCCATTCCCGCGGGGACCGCGACACCCTGATCTCCATACGTCCACGTATCAGGGACTTCCAGGAACGAGGAAATAATCGACTCCCCTCGCTCATTCGCGGAGATCTCGGCAGGGCGCAAAATCTTCGCATAAACCTTCAGCAACTGGCGCTCCGTGTCCGTGTAGCGACTGTTCAGAACCTCCAAATTCTGCTTGTACTGAAGCATCGCCTTGCGATCGATGTCGCCAGCATCAAAACGCGTATGACACGTGGGGCACAGGGCAATCAAATTATCGAAGGAATGCTCTCGAACTCTGACCCACGGCCTGATATGTGCCACTTCAACCGGGGTCTGACGGCAAGTAGGGATTGCACAGCGATGGCCAGCCTCAACAAGTACCGCTCTTCGCAATGCAGTTGGGATGCCCGGTCGCCTTTGAGTCATGCCCGAGAGCCTGCGCAGCAGATAGGGAAATCATGCCGTACACCGTCGACCTGCTCGACGGCCTCGCCCGGCTCCTGGCCGACGCAGGGGTCGGCACCTACCGGCCCGACGGCGCGTACCGGGAGGACGAGACCGCGCTCACCATCGGCGTGATGCCGCCCGCGCCCGAGCGCGTCGTGTGTCTGGCCGCATACCCGGTCGAGGACTCGGCGGTCCTCACCGACTGCACCACCGGCATCCAGGTCCGCACCCGCGCCGGCGCAGACCCCCGCGAAGTCGACGCACTCGACGACTCCGCGCACGACGTGCTGCACGGGAGCGGCCCGCACACCTGGGGGACGGCGCGCCTACAGCTCATCTACCGCACCGCGTCGGCGCCGATCGGCGCCGACGACGCCGGCCGTATGGAGCGGTCGGCCACCTACTACGCCCGCGCGCACCGCGCGGCCCCACACCTCGAATAGGAGGCGAAGCTATGAGCACCCCGACGCCGCCGGCCGAGACCGTGACCGCGCTCGCGCGCCGGTACCGGCTGGAGCTGGACACGGGCAAGGACGGCACCGAGACGTGGGCCCTCGTCCCTGGCATCACCGAGTTCACGCCCAAGATCGAGCCCACCCAGCAGGACACCACGACCTACGATGCCGAGGGCTGGTCGGAGCAGACCACGACCATGCTCGCGTGGTCCATCGAGGTCACGCTCGCGCACCGGGCCCACCCGGAATCGGGAAAGTTCAACGCCGCGCAGGAGACGCTTCGGAAGGCGTCGATGCGGTTCGGCGACGCCTCGTACGTGCAGGTGCGCTACTACGACCGCGAGGGCCGCGACGACGCCTACCAGGGCCGCGCCCTGGTCACCTGGGAGCCCGACGGCGGCGGCCCGGACGAAGTTGACTCCATCAAGGTCACGCTGACCGGCTCCGGCCCGCTGAAGGAGATCACCAACCCGATCTCCGACGGCGGCGGGGACCCGGGCGAGCAGTCCCTCCGGTCCGTCCCTACGAAGAAGGGGGCCTGATGGCGTTCGACGCGCTCGACGAACTGCTCGACGAGTCCCTGAAGCTGCCGATCGGGGGCCGGACGTACACCGTCCCGGCCCCCGACGCAGAGACCGGGCTCCGGGTGCAGCGGCTCGTGTCCGCGGCCGGACGCGCGGCGGGCGGCGGCGACGTCGACGCGGACCTCGTGGCCGATGCCGAGGAACGCGACCTGTATGCGGATGTGCTCGGCAGCGCGTACGCCGAGCTGGTCGCCGACGGGGTGTCGTGGCCCGCGCTCAAGCACTGCGCCATCACCGCGATGGTGTGGATCGCACAGGACCGCGACGCCGCAGAGCGCTACTGGAACGCCGGTGGCGACCCGGAACGTCTGGCCCCGAACCGGCAGGCGCGCCGGTCGGCCGGGGCCAGTACGACGAAGAGAGCGGCCTCTACGAGTGGTACGAGTACCCGGACGGCACCCCGCCACCGCGGGGGCCAGCGGCGTCGCTGACCTGGGCCCGGATCCTCACCGAGTGGCCGCTCGTCGAGGCCGACCTACACGAGACGTACGGGATCGACCTCGGCGCACCGGGGGTCCTGCGCTCGCGCTCCTGGCGCTGGCTTCGCCTGCGCATCCTCGGCCTGATGTCCGCCGACTCCCGCCTCGCCCGTCACCTCGCCCCACCTGAGAAGTAGCCGCCGCCGGGCGGCCCCCACCCGCCCGGAGGTGACGCCCCTATGGCTCTGCGCGTCGGCGAACTGTTCGCCAGCCTGCGGCTCGACGACTCCCAGTTCCGGGGCCGACTGTCCGCCGCACAGGGACAGATGGCATCGGCAGGACAGGCCGCCACCCGCACCGGCACCACGCTGACGACGGGCGTATCCCTGCCTCTGGCTGGCGTCGCCGCCGCCGCGATCAAGACCGGCGGCGATTTCCAGGCATCCATGAACCGCGTCAAGGCCGTCAGCGGCGCGACGGGGAGTCAGTTCTCCGAAATGGAGGCGCTGGCCAAGGAGATGGGCTCGACGACGCAGTACAGCGCGTCGGAGGCGGCCGACGCCATGGGCTATATGGCCATGGCGGGCATGAAGTCCAAGGACATCACGCAGGCCCTTCCCGGGGTCCTCAACCTGGCCGCGGCCGGAAACCTCGGTTTGGCCGACGCTGCCGACATCGCAACGAACGTGTTGAGCGGCTACGGCCTGAAGACCAAGGACCTCGCCCACCTCAACGACGTGCTCGCCCAGACGTTCACCAGCACGAACACCGACATGCAGATGCTCGGCGAGAGCTTCAAGTATGTCGGTCCCGTCGCCGCCTCGGCCGGGCTATCGATCGAGGAGACAGCCGCGTCCATCGGCATGATGGGCAACGCTGGCATTCAGGGGTCCGAGGCTGGCACGGCGCTGCGCGGCGCCATCGCTTCCTTGCTCAAGCCGACCGGGGACACCGAGAAGACGCTCAAGAAGCTCGGCGTGCAAGTCACCGACAGCAACGGCAAGCTCAAACCGATGGTGGACATCGTCCGCCAGCTGGAGAAGTCGGGCGCGTCCACCGCCGACATGATGTCGATCTTCGGCGTGGAAGCCGGGCCCGCCATGCAGGCTCTCGTCTCGCAAGGCTCCGGCGCGCTGAAGTCGCTTACTGGGGACCTGAAGCACAGCGGCGGCACCGCTGAGAAGATCGCCAAGACCCAGATGGAAGGCTTCAACGGCTCGCTGAAGGGCTTGCAATCTGCCGTCGAGGGGCTGCTCATCGCGATAGCGGAGTCGGGCCTACTGGAGTGGGCCACAGCCTTCACGGACAAACTCACCGGCCTCGTCTCGCATCTGACGCAGACCGATTCTTCCCTGATGCGCGTGGCTACTGTGGTCGGCCTCGTGGTGGCCGCGGCTGGCCCGCTGCTGATCATCATCGGCAAGACGATCTCAGTCGTCGGCAGCTCGCTCGCGTCGATCGCTCGCTTCGGCCGGGGCACGGCGAGTGCGGCGGGCGCGATCGCCCGCATGTCCACCGCCGCGGCCGGCTATGCGGCGCGGATGGTGATGGTCGTCGCGCAGACGGTTGCAGCCGGGGTCCGCATGGCCGCGTCTGCGGCAGCCACGGCTGCCCGGGTGGTGGCCGGGTGGGTGCTCATGGGCGCGCAGGCGCTCGCGCAGGGCGCCCGGATGGCCGCCGCCTGGCTGATGGCCATGGGCCCGATACCGCTGATCATCGCTGCCGTCGTGGGGCTGGTCGTGCTGATCGTGGCGAAGTGGGACGCGATCAAGTCCGCGACGGCCGCGGCGTGGAACTGGGTGTGGGGCAAGGTCAAGGCTGTGGCCGGCTTCCTCGTCGGCGTCTTCAAGAACTTCACGTTGCCCGGCTTGGTCTCGAAGCACTGGGACACGATCAAGTCCGCCACGTCGAAGGCGTGGTCCGCCGTGGTCGCCTACGTGAAAGCGGTGCCCGGCCGGCTCGTGTCGGGGCTGTCGAGTCTCGGCTCCCGGATCGGGTCGGTGGCCTCGTCAGCGTGGCGATGGTTCAAGTCGACGACGGTGTCTGGCGCCATGGCTGCCGTGGCGTGGGTGCGGGGCCTGCCGAGTCGCATCGTCTCCGGCATCGGGAACACTGCCTCCCTGCTGGTCGGCAAGGGCAGGGACGTGGTCCGCGGACTGCTCGCCGGCGTCCGCTCGATGGGCGGTTGGCTGAAGTCGAAGCTGATCAGCTTCGCGAAGGGCATGATCCCGGGCCCGATCGCGAAGGCACTCGGTATCCACTCGCCGTCGCGCGTCATGCGCGATCAGATCGGCCGTTTCATTCCGGCCGGCATCGTCGAGGGCATCACGTCAGGCCAGTCCGCGGTCGATCGCACCATGCGGAACCTTGTGCCGGTCCCGCCCGTCGCGCGGCCAGCCCCCGCGGCCAGCTCCGGGCTCGGCACCCTCCCGGCCGCCGGCCCGTACGGCGGTAGTCAGGGGCCGACGATCCATATCGAGAACTGGCACGCGGGCGGGGCGACGGCCGACCAGACCGCCGCCGCGCTGGCGTGGCAGATGAAGGGCAGGGGGTGAGCCCGTGGCCGCCGGCGACCTCGTCACCGCTCCCGGGCATGTGCAGTTCGGCGAGCTGCTGCTCGGCCCCGGCACCCCCTACCGGTGGGCGAAGCTCACCGGCTGGGAAGAGTCCCCAGCGCTCGATTCTGGCACCGTGCCGCGCGCCGACGCGCACGGGGCGCTGCCGGGCCGACTGTTGGCGCAGCCGCGTACGGTCACCCTCGACGAGATGGTGATCCGCGCGGCCCCGAGCGCCATGGGCGCGGTGGTGCGGGCCCTGTCCGCGGCGACCGCGCTCGCCGAGACCGAGCGGCCCCTCGCGGTGCGGCTCGACGGGGCACCGCCGCTGATGGTGTGGGCCCGGTGCCTGCGCCGCTCCGTGCCCGTCACGACCGGCGGGTACGCGCTCGGCGTCGTCACCGGCGCGGCGCTCCAGTTCGAGGCCACGGACCCGCGTCGCTACGAGTTGACCGAGCAGCGTGCCACGGCGCGCCTGCCGCAGCCCGAGCCCGGTCTCGACTGGCACACCGCCCCCGGGGAACACCTCGACTGGCCGCTCGACTTCGGGGAGCCGGGCGCTACCGGCGCCCTGTCCGCCACGAACGCCGGCGACGCCCCCACGCACCCGACGATCACCTTCCGGGGCCCTCTCGCGCGTCCGTCGCTGACGTGCCTGTCCTCGGGCGAGGCCGTCGAGTACGACATCGCGCTCGCCGCCGACGACACCCTCGTCGTCGACACCGCCGCGGGCACGGTCCTGCTCAACGGCGGGCCGTCGCGGATCTACACCGCGACACCCCGCAGCGTGCCCGAGGGCACTTTCGTCCTGGCGCCGGGCACGTCCGCGTTCACCTTCCGGGCGGCGCCCGGCTCCACCGACCCTCGCGCCTCCGCCACCCTGCGGTGGCGCTCCGCCTACTGGTAAGGAGGCACCCCGCCGTGACCGTGCGCACCGCCTGGCTACTGCCCGAGGGGCAGACCCGCGAGGACACCCGGCTGACACCGCTGGGCACGATGGCGCCCGAGGGGCCGCTCACCACCCGCGGCGGCGTCATCGCCGCGCCGGACGCGCTGACCGCGACCGGCGTCGCCGCGATGCAGGTGCAGATCTCTACGGGCCGGGCCGTCGTCCAGGGCACCGCCGCGCAGGGCGCCTACCCGGTGGCTGTCACCTCCCCGGAGACGCTGACCGTCGCCGACGGCAACGCCCAGTACGACCGCATCGACACCGTGATCCTCCGCGTCGACGATGAGCTGTACGACACCAGCGAGCAGACCCTCGCCACCCTCGACATCGTGCAGGGCACCCCGTCCGACACCCCCACGGCCCCCGACCTCCCCACAGCCGCGGTGCGCCTGTGGGACATCACCGTGCCCGCCGGCGCCTCGGCCGGGGTCGGGGGCCTCGACTGGTCCTCGGCTCTGGCCGACCGGCGCGCCTACACCACGTCGTACGGCGGGGTCATCCCCCGCGGGTACGGCACCAGCTATCCCGGGGCCTATGACGGCCAGTACCGCGACACCGGCACCGGGCTGGAACGCTGGTCCGCTGCTGACAGCGACTGGTTGCCCTACCCGTACGACTCCGGATGGCAGTCCCTCGCCCTCTCGGCCGGATACGGCAACCCCGGCCACGGAACAGCTGCCGGCTGGCGGCGCATCGGCCCAATGGTGCTGCTGCGGGGCCGGATCGGACGCACCAACGGCAAACCGATCACCAGCGGGGACACCATCGCGACCATTCCCAGCGCCCTGCGCCCGGCCGGCGGCGCCGCGTTCGCGTGGGCCGCGCCCCGCGACCTGGTCGGCTCCGCCCCTTCAGTCACCCGAGCCGAGATCACCAGCAGCGGGACCCTCCGCATCTACGAAGGGTCGAACTCGTCGGCTCCCGAGTGGATCAGCCTCGACGCCGTCACCTACTGCACCGACTGACCTGCGAGGGGGTGAGCCATGGCCGCCCCCTACCGGGTGCTGTTGTGCGACCTGCGCACCGACCAGCTCCTCGACGCCCTTCCCGTCGAGAGGCTGTCGTTTGACACCTTCATCGGCAAGACCGGCAGCATGCAGGCCACCGTGCCGGTACCGAACACCGGCATCGCGGGCCGGGCCCGCGCCGCGATCCGGCCGGGCCGCACCGCGGTGTGGGTGGAGCGGGGCCGCGAGATCTGGTGGGGCGGCATCCTGTGGACCGCCAGCGTGCAGAGCACGGACCGCGGGTTCCTCTCGGTGCAGCTCCAGGCTGGCAGCTGGGAGTCCTACCTCGACCACCGGATCGTGTACGACACCCTCACCGCCAGCGCCACTGATCAGTTCGACATCGCGCGGGGCCTGCTGGACTACGTGCAGGACACGCCGGGTGGGGACATCGGCATCACCTACGGCACCGAGCTGTCCGGCACCCTGCGCGACCGCACGTACAGCCGATACGACTTGCCCAAGGTGCGCGACCTGCTCGATCAACTCGCCGCCGTCGAGGGCGGGTTCGAGTGGCGGATCGCGTCCTACCGTGACCCGGAATCCGGCCGCCGGGTGCGGCGGCTCCAGCTCGGCGCGCCGGTCATCCGGACCGGCACGAGCGAGATCGTGCTCGACCACCCGGGACCGGTGCTGTCCTACACCTGGCCCACCGACGCCAGCGACATGGCCAACACTTGGCAGAGCAGAGGCGCGACGGACAACGACAACCAGACGGAGGACAGCGTCCCCCTGGTGTCGAGCCTGATCACCTCCCCCGCCGACATCGACGCTGGCTGGCCCCGCCTCGACGGATCCTCGGACTACTCGACCGTCACCGAGGAGGCGACGCTCGACGGGCACGCCCGCGCGGACTGGGCCGCCGCCCGGCACCCGCGCACCATCCCCGAAGTCACCGTCGCGCTCGACCGCACGGCGCTCTCCCCGGCGCTGCTCGGCGCCACGATCCGGCTGCGGGTCCGGGACCTGTGGTGGCCCGACACCCTCGACGCCCGGTTCCGCGTCGTCGGCCTGTCCATCACCCCGCCCGAGCGCGGCCAACACGAGACCGCGAAGCTCACCTTGGAGGTGCCCTGATGGCAGCCGTCCCGCAAGATCTCCTCGACCGCATCCGGGCCGTGGAGCGGCAGGTGCGCGAGCTTTCCGGCCGGGCGCAGATGCGGCCGGCGCTGAATCGGATCAACCACGGGATAGTGACTATCGGCGAGGGCGGGCAGCTCATCGTGCGAGCGCCTTCCGGGCACGCGATCTTCGGCACCGGCCAAGCCCCCCAAGGGGACTGGTACGTCACCCTCGCCCGCGAAGACGGCACCGCCGCAGTCCAGGTCGGCGCGAACACCTACGACGGCGACGACATTCAGCAAATGGTGCGGATCTTCGACCGCGCCGGGCACGCCATCGTGATGGATGACTACTACGCCGACGGCTACCTCGGCCGCCCCTCCATCCCCATACCGATGCACGCGACCGCTGGTCAGCAGACGAGCAACAGCGACCTCACCGTCGCGTGGACCGGCGGCGTCCGCATCATGAACGCAGTGCTGTATGCCGCGTTCGAGACGTGGGCTCCCAAGGGCACCACTGCGGAGATCGAGTTCGAGGGCGACGGCGACGTACTCGACTCCTGGACCGTCAAGGGCGGCGGCTGGACCTCCCACCAGATCACTAAGCCTGTGAAGTGGCCGTTTATGGAGCACGTGACGTTCCGTCTGCGGCACCGCGTCAGCGCTGGGTCCGGGTCCGTGCAGACCAACTGTCTCGGCGTCTACACGCGCAACACCTTGGCAGCCGACGAAGCGCCCAAGGTCATCGCCGCCCGTGCTCCCGCCGAGCAGCCCACGCCTGACGGCCAGGAGCCGGAACACCTACACACCCTGCGGCGCCCGGGCCTGCACCGGGTCGAAGACTAAGGAGCTCCCAGTGCTGCCCGATTCCATACCCACCGTCACCGTCCGCGCGCGGTACCTCTCCCCTGCTGGAAAGCCCCTGTCCGGCTCGGTCACCTTCCGCGCCCCCTCGCAGCTCACGTTCCCGGCCGCGGACGTGATCCTCGGCGGGCCCGTCGTCGCCCAGCTCGACGCGCAAGGCGAGATCGCGGCGACCCTGCCGGCCACCGATGCGCCCGACATGATCCCCGACGGCTGGTCATACACCGTCACCGAAGCTCTCTCCAGCATCCCCGCCGGCCGCTCGTACCAGGTTCTCCTCCCCGCCGAGACGCCCGAGGTCGACCTCGCCGAAATCGCCCCGACCGACCCCACCAAGCCCAACTACGTGGCGGTACGCGGCGACTCCGCGTACGAGGTGGCAGTCGCCGAGGGCTTCGAGGGGACGGCGGCCGACTGGCTCGACTCCCTCGTCGGCCCCCGCGGCCCCCAGGGCGAGACTGGGCCCCGCGGCGAGACCGGCCCCCAGGGCGAGCGCGGCGAGGAAGGCCCAGCCGGACCGCCCGGCGCCGACGGCCGCGTACAGTCCGTCAACGGCCACGCCGCCGCCGAGATCACCCTCGCCGCAGCCGATGTCGGGGCGCTGGCGGCCGACGCCGCGGGCGCACCGGGCGGAGTCGCCACCCTCGACGACGACGGCCGGGTACCGGCCGCCCAACTCCCGGACGTGGGCGGGGGCGCGGTCGAGTCCGTCAACGGCCAGACCGGGGCCGTGATCTTGACCGCGACCGATGTCGACGCCGTCCCCTCCGACGACCGGGGCGCGCCCGGTGGCGTCGCCGCCCTCGGCAGTGACGGTCTGGTGCCCGCCGCGCAGCTCCCCGCACCGAGCGGGGCCCGCAACGTGTGGACCCCGCAGGCGCTCGGGTTTCAGGCGTGGTCGGTCGACCCGGCCGCCCTCGCCAACCCCAGCGCCACCAAGGCCGCGGTCGTCAAGCGTGTCTACCTGTCCGGGATCAACATCAACGAACCGACCGAGGTGAACCGCGTGGTGATCTTCGCGCGCGGCTGGGCCGGCTCCGACGCGGTCCCAGCCGCGCGGTTCTACGCAGGCATCTACGACGAGACCGGGGAACGCGTCGCCACCTCCGGGCAGGTCTCCACTCTCCCGGCCGCTGGGCAGGGCTCAGGAACCGGGCCCGGGGCGAAGAAGAACCACATCGGCTCCGTCCCCGTCCCGCTGATGGCGTCGGCGACGCTGGCGCCTGGCCGGTACTGGGCTGCCTTCCTGCTGTCCGCCGGGAGCGCGACGGACTTCTACTACATGCACGTCCAGAACGAGAGCCCCAGCGCTCCGGCGAACTTCTTCCTTGGCGAGGCGTTCCAGCGGGCATGGTGCCTCGACGGGCACACGTCCCTGCCCGCCACCGTCGACCAGTCGGCCGGCGAGGTCGGCCTCGACCCCGCCGTCATGGCGCTCGCGCTCGTCTGACCCGCACCACCCCGCCCACACGCCCCGGCACTCCGCCGAGGGCGATTTTTCATGCCCAGGGAGGCACCATGACCGTTCGCGGTATCGACGTGTCGTCGTACCAGTCGACCACGTACAGCACGAAGGGCCTCGACTTCGTGTTCGTCAAGGCCACCGAGGGCACCTCGTACATCAACCCGAAGATGTCCGCGCAGGCCGCGCGGGCGCGTAAGGCCGGCCTCGTCGTCGGCTTCTACCACTTCCTGCGCCCCGGCTCGATGACCGCTCAGGCCGCGTACTTCGTCGAGAAATGCGCAAGCCAGCACGGCGACCCGCTGTTCGCCGACTGGGAAGACCCTGGCGTCACGTGCGCGCAGAAGGATGCGTTCCTCGCCGAGGTCAAGCGCCTGCGCGGGGAGACACACCGCGTCGGCCTGTACTGCAACACGGACTACTGGCTCCACCGGGACACCACCTCGACCGCGGGTGACGCGCTGTGGATCGCGCACTACGGCGTGGGCGCAGGCAGGCCCGGCGTACAGGCGAAGTGGCTGTTCCACCAGTACACCGACAACCCGGTCGATACGAACGTCGGCGACTTCGCCGACCGGGCCGCGCTCGCGGCGTGGGCGGGCGCGAAGGCCGACGCCCCGGCCCCGCCGAAGAAGCCGAAGCCGACCCCGCGGCCGGGCGCCGGTGGCACGTACACGGTGCGGTCCGGCGACACCCTCTCCGAGATCGCTGCCCGGCACGGGGTGAGCATGTCGGCCCTGCTCGCCGCCAACCCCCAGTTCAAGAAGCGCCCGGACGTGATCCACCCCGGCGACCGCGTCACCATCCCGGGCAAGGGCGGCGGTACGACGACGTACAAGGTCAGGGCTGGCGACACGCTCTCCGAGATCGCGCTCCGGTACGGCACGAGCGTCGCCAAGCTCGCCAAGGCGAACGGCCTCGCCGACCCCGACCGGATCTTCGCCGGCCAGTCCCTCACCATCCCCCAGTAAGGAGCACTCCCGTGTCCCACGCGACCAAGCGCACCGTGCGGACGGTGCTTCAGTGCATCGTGTCCGTGGCCGTCATGCTGCCGGCCATCGTCGACGCCGCCGGCATACCCGAGTCCCTGCCGTGGGTGGCTGGGGGCCTGGCCGTGGCGGGCGGACTCGCCCGCGTCATGGCCCTCCCGCCCGTCGAGCGGCTGCTCGACCGGTTCGGCCTCGGCATCGTCGACGAGGAGACCAAGGCCGCCCCGTGAGCACCGCCCCACCCCCGTCCGACCCGTCCGCCGTCGCCGTCGAACTGGAACGCATCCGCCGCACGATCGAAGTCGGGTTCACCCGCACCGACGGCGCCCTGGCACTGCTGGTACAGCGCACCGACCAGACCGAGCAGCGGCTCACCGAGCACGAGCAGCACCTCGACCGGCAGGACGCGCGGCTCGATGCGGTCGAGCGGGGCGACGGTCTCGCCGACCACGAGTCCCGGCTCCGCACACTGGAGCGGGCCCGCTGGCCCCTGCCGTCCCTGGCTGGGCTGACCGGTGTCGGCGCCCTCGCCCTGGCACTACTCGACTTCACACGCTGACAATGCCCCGCACGGCCACACATGGCCGTGCGGGGGCGCTTCGTCATGTCCACCCCCGCGCGTGCGGGAAGCGCCTGATCTGCTGGTGTACTTTTTTCCACCTCGTGTCACCACCCCGCAGCATGCGCGGAGATACTGCTTTGGCTAGGACGCTCCTACGCCTTCGCACCGCCTACCGGCAGGCTACCTGTACCCGCGCGTGCTGGCCCCCAGCACAGCGGTTGCTCTCCTCGGTCGGGTGAACTCCGCTTCACCCGGGCCCAGTCCGCAGCAGTCGCCGCTACGAATGCCATGTGATCAACACGACGACTCGCGGTCTGATGACCGCCGCCCTTACTGCCTCTCTGTTGTCTGCGGCTGCCCCCTCGGCTGGCGCCGACGCTGCACCCCGCGTGCACGCCCCGGTGGCCCAGGCGATCGAGGCCCTGCCCGTCGCCGAGGAATCGAGGGAGGGCTACAAGCGCTCGGCCTTCCGCCACTGGATCGACGAAGATCGCGACGGGTGCGACACGCGTCGGGAAGTCCTCATCGAGGAGGCGACGGAGGCGCCGACGGTCGGCCCCCGCTGCCGACTCACGGGCGGAAAGTGGCACAGCTACTACGACGAGGTCGATACCACGTCCGCTCGCGGCCTGGATATCGATCACCTGGTGCCTCTGGCGGAGGCGTGGGACAGCGGCGCCTCTCAGTGGTCCGCAAAGCGCCGCCAGGCGTACGCGAACGACTTGGGCTGGAGCCGGTCCCTGGTCGCCGTCTCGGCGCGGTCGAATCGCCAGAAATCGGATCAGGACCCGAGCACATGGTGGGTGCCGGCTGCGTCAGCTTCCTGCCAGTACCTGACTGACTGGATCGGGGTGAAGACCCGGTGGGGGCTCTCGGTTGACGACTCCGAGCTGGCGGCACTTCGAGAGCGAGCCGAGCAGTGCCCGGACTCCACGGTCGATGTCCCGATGGTGAACTGACGCTGGCCATACTGACACCACGCCCCCGCTCGGCCACGGCCGAGCGGGGGCGCTTTCATCGTGTCTACCCCACCCCGCGCATGTGGGGAGCACGAGCCGGATCATCGGCGCCACCTGGCCCCGCACGGACCATCCCCGCGCGTGCGGGGAGCACAGCTTGGGGGCACCGAATGCACCTGCGACCTTGGGAGCATCCCCGCGCGTGCGGGGAGCACGCCGCATGCCGCGGCGCCGACGACCCTGACGTGGGACCATCCCCGCACGTGCGGGGAGCACCCCGGCTCGTGGACCCCCACCGTCAAGCACACCGGACCATCCCCGCACGTGCGGGGAGCACCCCGGCTCGTGGACCCCCACCGTCAAGCACACCGGACCATCCCCGCACGTGCGGGGAGCACGTCACGATCTCGCCGTCGCGGACGTCGAACCGGGGACCATCCCCGCACGTGCGGGGAGCACCGGATGGGCACCAGGTAGCCGTTCTCGTAGACGGGACCATCCCCGCACGTGCGGAGAGCACACTTGCTGACCAGCAACTTTCTGCTGACCGGGACCTGATTTTAACAACTTCCCGAGATTCGGACCTTTCAGGCAGCGCCACCAGGGGGCCACTGGTCGGGGCCGCCGCCGCGCCACTGGATGAGGGCCCCATCCAGGTCGACTTCGTCCGGGTCGAGTCCGGCGCGGCGCAGGAACTCCAGCAGATCGTTGACGTTGTACGCCCGGCCCAGGATGGTGCCGTTCGCGCGCACGCGCCGGCCGCCGTCCTCGTCGGGCGGGTAGACGATGATCGGTGCCGATGCGGCCATATGCCCACCGTGGCCCGGAGCTGCGGGGCCAGCATCTCAACGCGGTCCGAACGGACGCCGACGCGTCTGCTTCCGCGAGCACAACCCCTTTACCGGAAGGGCAGCACGGATCGCCTGCGGTCGGCTACGGTGCGAGGCTGACCGGCGACTCCTGGGGAGGGAGAGAGCATGGCTCGACGGATCCGGATGGTGGGCAGCGGCTCGGGCAACGACGGCTGCCCGACGCTCTACGAGATCGACGGTACGGACGACTACCTCGTGCAAGGCGACGCGGTCACCGATCCAGAGGAGATCGCCCAGCTCGCCAACGTGAAGCCCGGCGAGCAGGCCGTCACCGTGCCGCGCGCCCTGCTCGCGAACTTCGGCCCGAAGGAGCCGGTGGCGACGCGCGAGCACATCAGCTTCGAGGACTTCGGCCGCATGTTCACCAAGCTGAAGCACTCCGCGTGGAGGCTTGAGACGCGGCCCCGGTACGCCTCGGACGAGGAGACAAGCACGTACGCCGAGTTCACTCGCACTGGCGCCGTGACCTGGGACCTGGACGACCCGTGGTGTGTGAACCGGCGTGAACAGTCCGCGCTCGGCAAGCGGTTCGAGCGGGTTCGCATTCTCGACTCACCGCCCACCGAAGGGCAGCGCTACCTGTTGGACAACGCTCGCCGCAACACCGCGGTGGGTGAGGAGATCCGCACCCTGCCCCGTACCACCGCCGAGGAACTGAACCTTCCCCACGAGGACTTCTGGATCTTCGACGCGCGGGTAGTCGCGAGGCTCTGCTTCGATGACGCCGACGTGATGACCGGCGTCGAACTGATCACGAACCCGGTCGAAGTCGTCCGCTACTGCCAGGTCCGGGAGGCGGCCTGGCATCACGCCGTCCCCTACGAGGACGCGGCGCGGTAACTTCCCGGTGTGAGCACGGATTTCCAGCAGGCCCGGGTGGCACTCGGCGCGCGGCTGCGGGAGCTGCGCGCCGGGATCACCGGCCGTGACCTCGCCGAGCGGTTGGGGTGGCCGCAGTCGAAGGTGAGCAAGCTGGAAACCGGCCGGCAGACGGCGACGGCCGCAGACCTCACGGCCTGGGCCGAGGCCACGGGGCACCCCGACGTGGCAGACGAGTTGACGGCGCGGCTTCGGGTGCTGGAGTCCGGGGCACGGTCCTGGCGGCGGCGACTCGCCGCGGGCCACAGACCGGTGCAGGACTCACTGACGGTCGAGTACCAGCGCTCGTACAGGATGCGTGCCTGGCAGCCGGCCATGGTCGTGGGGATGCTTCAGACCCCCGAGTACGCCCGCGCGGTGTTCTCCCGGTACGTCGATCTCCAGCAGTCGGTGCGCGACATCGACGATGCCGTGCGCGCGCGCATGCGCCGCCAGGAGGAGCTGTACGACCCGTCGCGGCACTTCGACATCGTGCTGTGGGAGGCCGCCTTGCACGCGATGGTGTGCCCACCGGATGTGCTCGCCGGTCAGCTCGACCGGCTCTGCGGTGTCGTCGGCATGACGAACGTGCGGCTCGGGATCCTGCCCTTCGGCGCCCAGCTGCGCATTCCGCCGGCGAACGGCTTCTGGATGTACGACGAGCGGCTGGTCATCGTCGAAGACTGGCACGCCGAGCTGTGGCTGGACGACGCGGAGAACGTCGCCCTCTACACGCGGCTGTGGGACACCGTCACCGGCCCGGCCGTGTACGGCGCGCAAGCGCACCGGCTGATCGCCCGCGCGAGGGCGCAACTCGACTTGTCCTGAGCATCCCGGCGAATACGCTGCGGGCAGCGGAGAATATTCGAGAATCACGGCTGAGGGAGAATCCTGATGCTCCCTACGGTCCTCTCCATGGTGCTTCCCGTGCCCGTCACCGCGAGCCCCCCGGCCCTTTCTGCTGGCGCGTGCTGGCTCGCCTACTCGACTGCGACCCCCATCGCGGTCGTGCACGCCTGGATCCGCCACGGTGTCGCCGAGGTCCGCGTCCCGGAGTCGTGGGCTGTCGCGGAGGCCGATCTGGTGGAGAGCCTGCACGCGCTTCCGCTGCTGGCGCGGGCCAGGCGCGAAGGGCCGGTGCTCATACACCCGGAGTCCCAGCGCGCCTGGTGGCTGGTGCCGGCCAGTGCGGGACACCATCTCGCCGACCTGCGACGGGTCAACGTGCGGGAGTGCGGGGCGACGCTGCTGTGCCCGGCGCCGGCGTCCTACGGGCGGGGCCGTCTGTGGCTGGAGAACCCCGACGGCTCCGGACGGCTCACTGATCCGGTCGCGCTCGGAGCAGCCCTGAGCGGCCGACTGCGGCTGCCTGCCCGTAGCGCAGCGGAAGGGAGCCGCGCGTGACCGAGCGTATGCCCTGCACGGCGCATGCCCCGGGGGACTACCTGGTGGACGAGAGCACGCGGAGCGAGTCCCCGCCCGAACCACCATGGACGGGCCGGGTGGTACGGCGGCTGGCGACCGGCCGGTACCGGCTGCTGGCTGAAAGCGGGTACGAGTGGACCGCTGGCGCGGTGCGGGCTGCCACTGCCCAGGAGCGGGCCGCATACCAGCGAGCGAGAGACCGGCTCCAGCGCGAGCGGGACGCCCTCGCGGCCCAGATGGAAGAGCTGAACCGGAAGGGCGGCCGACGGTGAGCGCGGCGACCGTTGAGCCGCCCGTCGGGGAGATCAGGCACATGGTGGCCGCCGAGGCGGACGAGTGCCCGCGCTGCCACACCCGCCCCCGCGTCGCCGTCGGCGTCGCCCCCGAGCCCCCGGCCGGCGGCGGCCTTCCGTGGCTGATCATCCGGGGCACCTGCGAGTGCCCCCCATCCGACTCCAGGACTCCCCATGACTGA